GCAACCCCAGTAGAGGTTATGGCAGACATCTTGTTTGAAAATATTGGTGGACAAGAGTTAATTAATATTGCTAGAAATGATACAGTAAATGGGCAAACTGTTATTTATCAACCCATTAAAAATTTATCAACAATTCAACAACAATATAATCCTAATAATATTGTTAGTCTTCAGTCTACCTCAGATAAATATTTTCAAAACTTTTCTATTAAGTTTGACACAAAGGTTCCCAATGTTGGTAATGGACCTAACGGAGAGCACGTTTATATAGATACAGATAATGGTGGGTTGGTTATTGAGGCAATTAATATTCAAGATGGCGAACAGATTCAGGTAGAAATAACCACAAGTGGTACAATATATGAGGCGGAATTATGATAACAGATACTGGACAGGCTATTATTGGCAAGTACCTTCTTGGGCAGGCACCTGCCTATGCCTCTTATATAGCCGTAGGATGCGGCGCACAGCCCCTAGAAACTGCTGACCCATATGGAGACTACTCCGCAAAAGAAAACCTTGACTTTGAGATGTTTAGGGTTCCAATTTCCTCAAGAGGTTTCGTAAATGATGGCGGTACAGAAAAATTAGTCCTAACAGCAGAATTACCAACAGAAGAAAGATATGAAATAACAGAAATAGGATTATATTCAGCAGGGTCAAACCCATCTGCTGGAGCCTATGATAGCAAGACTGTTTTTGCTTTTACACAAGGAGAAAACTGGCAATATCATGATCAGTCATCTGCATCTGTTATTCCTACAATTACAGAACCATTAGATGATCCTAATGATGATAATATTATTGCAACAAATGATCCAGTATTTCAAACAAACGCAGACAACTCTATATTTTTTAAATCTCCAAGAACAACAAGATATGAGCGTTGTAGATTTTTCAATAATATGATTTTAGTTGTTGGAGATGATGCAGATCTTACCATTGACCCGTCAACAGGAAGTTCTGGTGGACACTTTTATATTGAACCAGGATCTAATCATATTCATTTAACTGGTGCTGATGTGGATTTTTCAAAAAATGCTCCAACAGATGAATTAAGACTTGCTTTTTCTATTATAAGTAAAGATGGAGACTCTGGTGATGTTCCAGATACCGTTCGTATTTTGGTTGAGTTTGCGTCAACAGATGCTGAAAATGCTGGAGAATATGCTCGCCTTGAGATTGAATTAGACAACGGATCTGGTACTGGTGGAACATACGATTTTGAAGAAAACAGATATTATGTTATTACAGAGCAATTACAAAATCTTTATATGACTACTGGTTTTACTTGGGATGCTGTAACTGTTGTTAAGATTTATACATCTATCCAGAACTCAGATGTTCCAACAGGAGATTATTACATAGCATATGATGCTTTAAGACTAGAAAATGTTTCTACTATTAACCCACTTTATGGACTAACTGGGTATTCTGTTATCAAAAATACAAATGCAGAAACTGTTATTAAAAACCCAAACACCAGCAACTATATTGAATTTAGATTTACTGTCGGAGTTTCATAATGGCAGATCCAGGTATTAAAAAATACCGTCAAGCATATGCTGACCTTCCGCCAATCAGCAGTGAAACTGAAGGGTATTCACTAAGATATAGAATTATTTCTGAAGATAGAAACAGAGTTTCTCACTGGTCGCCAGTTTATCTTCTTGTGCCAGAGTATACCTATGTTCCTGGAACAATTGAATATAATAGCGCAAATCAAGTAGCAAGTTTCACATGGGATCCAGTTATAGTTTTAAAAGATAAAACAACAGTCTCTGATATTACAAATAAACAGTTAACTAGTGATTTGGCAACTCTAACAACTACTGATGCTCATTATATGAATGTAGATGATTGGGTAACTGTAGAGGGTGTAGACGCTACTTTCAACGGTACATATAAAATAAATGCTGTAACCACAAACACCTTTACATATTATAAAGATCATGGAAATATTGGATTTTCGGCAGTAAGTCCTGCGGGAACATATAAAACTAATTCATTAGTTGCAAACGCTACAGGATATGATATTTGGTTACGCTGGGATAGAAGTGATGGCGGAGACTGGGTATATAAAGAAAGAATTCAAACAACATCAATATCTTATCCACATGTTTCTTTTTATACTATTAATGGAGTGGTACAGCCACAGGTTCCTAATAGACTTAGCATTGAAATATATTTAACAGGACAGCCAATTGTAAGAGCAGATGGCGCTGCTGGCACACCATTTTTAAAAGTATACAGGATGCTCAACGAAACGATCTAGTGATATAATGGAGATATATGGCTAAAGTACCGCTACCAGAACGAGGACAACCCTTAGATGTTACGTACATCTATCAGTTGGCTGATACTATAAATGATATTTCAACACAGGTTTCATCAGCAACCTATAATTATACGACAGTAGACACTACTAGCGCTGGTAAGCAGAGTATTAAAACATCAGAGGCTAGGATCGTAGGCGGTATTGTAGATGTAGCAAACAACTCTACTGTAAGCGCTGGTAACGAAAAGACATTTGCATACGACTTTCCATCAGACTTTAAGTATGCTCCAATCGCTACCGCAACTGTTTTAAATACTGGTAATACACCAGCAGGTCAAAATGTTACAGTTATTTTGAAATCTGTGACTACATCAAGAGTAGAGGGAATTGTTAGATTCGGTGCTTCTGGAGATTTATCTCTGGCTGTACATCTAATTGTTATTGGCATTCCTAATTAAGGGGAATAGATTAAATGATTCATTGCAGAAGATGCAAGGGTAGAATGTTTGTTGACAGACAGTACTCTAGCACTATACACCTAGAGACATACTGCATCTGTTGCGGAAGTAGAAATTTTTATCATCCGCCTTCTGATAGCAGGGAGGGTGTATGGCTTTTAAACCAAGAAAACTTGAGAGCAAAAACTACAATAGCGAGCCTGTAATCAAGGGTAACCAAAATATTTGGTTTTTAAATAACAACCTTGTAAGATTGCATCATAGTTCAAGATCAACTGGAATGGTTACTGTTTACAATATTACCAAAGATAGATTAGAAACTTGTTTAAGATCTGACTTTAGGCGTAATAGAGAAAGAGCCTACACTGTATCAGAAACTGCACGACTTGTCAATAGACATCGTAAATATTTTCCATCTTTAATTAAACGAGGAGTTATTCCACCGCCAGTAGGTGCACAAGTTGACGGTACTAGAGGATGGCAAATAAGAGCATACTATTCTGAGTCGCAATTAAAAGAGATACGTGATATACTGGCAAGTATACATATGGGTAGACCAAGAAGAGATAATTTAATAACAAATAGTATAACGCCTACGAATCAAGAGTTGACACGAAGAATGGGCGATGGTATACTTACATATACAAAAACTGAAGATGGCAGGTTTATACCTGTTTGGACAGAGAGCATTAATTAGCCTTTTGAAGGAGGCAGTGGTGGAACAAAGAAATGAAACAAAGGTATCTGCAACACTTGGATACACTCTTAATCTAGGAAATTTTCAATCTTTACGAGTTGATCTTGGGGTAGTTGATACAGTTCGTGATGGCGAAACTACAAACGAGGCAATGAATCGTATATACGATTTTGTTGAAGCAAAGGTTGTTGAAAAAGTACAGGAAGCAAGAGAAGCAATAACTGAGGAGTAATCGTGGTTGATCGCAAAGACCGTATGGCTTTGCTCAGTCGCTACAACAAACTCCATTTGCAGAGATACGAGCAAAAGTCTAATCTCAATCTTAATGTTGAGCAATGGGCATCAGATGCCTTGATAGAGTCTTATGGACTTAATGCTTGTTATGATTTGCTGGCTTATTATTTTGAGGTATCTCAAAACCCTTCTTGGAACTTTTTTGCATATAATGCACAACAAATTATTAATGGTAGGGATGCGGTAGAAAAAGATTTAATTGAAAGAGCAGAGCGTAGGAAGTTGGCGAGGGAGTGGTTAGGTGAGTAATTCAGAAGCAAAGTTAATATCAGCAGTTCTTGAGGATAAGCAAGTGCATGTGTTGCTTCAAGCAAATATAGATTCTCTTCTTCGCACACACAACGATGTCTGGCACTTTATAAAGCGGTACTCAGAATCAAATGGCACCGTTCCACCAGCATCTTTAATCATTGAAAAGTTTAGAGAATTTACTCCGATTCCAGGGGTAGGTGCAACAAAGCATCATCTTGAAGAATTACAAGCAGATTATTTAAATGATAGCCTTAAGGATATTATTCGTAATGCTGCTACTGATGTTCAGGGTGGACAAGGGGTAAAAGCCCTTGAAGAATTAATTACAAAAACATCTGAATTAAAAAAGAATACATCTGCTATTCGTGATATTGATGCAACAGATATTCAGTCTGCCGTTGCATATTTTGAAAATGTAAAGAAGCAGCAAGAATTAGGTAAGATTGGAATTAAAACAGGCTTGCCAGGATTTGACAATTATCTGCCTTCAGGGATTATGCCAGGTCAATTAGGAATTTTTCTTGCATACCCAGGTATTGGCAAATCTTGGCTTGCTCTTTACTTTGCCGTACAGGCATGGAAACAGGGCAAGACACCAATGATCATAAGTTTGGAAATGTCTGAGACCGAAGTTCGTAATCGTGTTTATGCAATTATGGGCGAGGGTCTTTGGTCACACCGCAAGATTTCAAATGGAGATATTGAAATAGATATGCTTAAGAAGTGGCATGACAGCAAGATTGCTGGTAAACCACCTTTCCATATTATTTCAAATGATAGCGGTGGAGAAATTAATCCATCTGTCATTCGTGGAAAGATTGATCAATATAAACCAGATTTTATCATTGTAGATTATTTACAACTTATGGCACCAAACCAAAAGTCTGAAAATGAGACGGTACGAATGAAAAACCTATCTCGTGAACTTAAATTAATGTCTATTAGTGAAGAGGTACCTATTATTGCTATATCATCTGCTACACCTGATGATGTTACTAATATGAGTACCGTTCCAACTTTGGGTCAAACCGCTTGGTCAAGACAGATTGCATACGATGCTGACTGGGTATTGGCACTTGGTAGAGCGTCCAACAGTGATATAATTGAATGTGCATTTAGAAAAAATCGTAATGGATTTATGGGAGACTTTTTAGTACAGGCAGATTTTGATAAAGGTTATTACAGATACAAGGATTATGAAGACAAAAAGTAGAGATATTTACACGGCGCAGCAAATAAACAGGATACTAACTGGCGCAGGAATAGACATAGAAGCAGAGTACGGTACTGATTATATAATCTTTTGCCCTTATCATAATAACAACAGAACACCTGCTGGAGAAGTTTCAAAAGAGTCTGGCTTGTTCTTTTGCTTTGGGTGTCAAACTACAAGAACTCTTCCAGAGTTCGTAATGTATACTACTGGTAGGTCTTATTTTGAATCTGTTAGATATATAAAGAGTAAAGAAATAGAAACAAATCTTGAAGATGTTGTTAATAAGGCTTTGTATGCTGCTCCTGATTTTGTTCAGTATGATGAGTTATTAATTAAAAGATTAAACAAGCAGGCTATGGAGAGTCCTAGATCTGTTTCTTATTTTGAAGGTCGCAGAATTAATAAAGACTCTATGATTAAGTTTGATTTAGGCTACTCTGAAAAACAAGACTCTGTAATAGTTCCCATGCATTCTCCAGACGGCATGTGTATTGGATTTGTTGCAAGAACAATAGAAGGTAAAGAATTTAAAAATACACCAGGATTACCTAAGAGCAAAATATTATTTAATTTGCACAGAGTAAAGACATCAAAGTTTGCGTATGTAGTTGAATCATCTTTTGATGCAATTAGATTAGACCAAGTAGGTTTCCCTGCAGTTGCTACGCTGGGGGCTAACGTTTCATCAAGCCAGATGAAACTATTAGAAAAGTATTTCACTAATGTGGTACTAGTAGCAGATAATGATGAAGCAGGCTCAATTATGGCTGACCGTCTAATTGAGAAATTGGGGTCAAAAATAACAATAATCAAACTAGAAAAACAATACAAAGATATTGGCGATATGGATGATGATGCTATTAAAAAACTTGAATACCAATTTGACAATTCTATCATTGCTATGTTACAATAAATAAACAACTTATATAAGGAGAAAACTATGACTATTGTAAAGGGACTAAAGAACATTAATGCCCTAGTCGACAAACCAAAATACGAAGGAACTGGAACAAAAGTTCGCTGGCTAAAACTAGCAGATGGACAAGCAGTTAAACTAAGATTCATTGAAGAACTTGATGATGAGTCCGCAAACTATAGTGCTGATCGTGGTTTAGCACTTGTTGTAAAAGAACACACAAACCCAAAAGACTACAAGCGTCGTGCTCTAGACACAATGGAAACAGAAGGTCGTGACTGGGCAGAAGAAATGCATCGTAAAGATCCAAAGGCTGGCTGGAGAGGTCGTCTTCGCTTCTATTGCAATGTTCTTGTTGATGATGGCATTGAAGAGCCATATGCTGCAATTTGGGCTATGGGAATAAGCAAGCAATCTGCATTTAATACAATTCGTGAGTATGCACTTGAAACAGGTAGCATCTCTAATCTTTCATGGAAGTTAAAGCGTAACGGACAGGGAACTGAAACAAGTTACACATTAATTCCAGGTAGTCCAGATAAAGAACCATTTGACTGGTCTAAGGTAACGCCATTTCCATTGGAGAAGGCTTTAAACAAAATTCCTTATGCTGAGCAAGAAGCGTTCTATCTTGGATTTGATACTCCAGGCAATTCGGCAACGAATATTGACTGGTAGTAAATGAATTACGTACCCTTACATCTTCATACTCATTACTCGCTCTTTGACGGAATAGGTACTCCAGAAGAGTACACTAACCGTGCAGTAAGTTTGAGTATGCCAGCAATTGCGATTACGGATCACGGAACTCTTTCTGGTCATCGTGAGTTTTATCGTACTGCAAAAGAAAAGGGCATTAAACCAATCCTTGGTCTAGAAGGATATATGTGTGCAGATATCTCTGATACAAGAGATAAATCTGAAAGAGAAGGTCAACAAGATCTTGTTTATAATCACATTATCCTTCTAGCCAAGAATCAAAAAGGATTAGAGAATCTAAATAAGATTAGTGAGTTGGCTTGGACAGAAGGATTTTTTAAGAAGCCCAGATTTGATTTTAAGATACTAGAAAAATATAAAGAGGGAATTATTGTTTCTTCTGCCTGCCCAAGCAGTGTTCTAGTTAAAGCACTTGAGGAAGAAGAGTTTGCTATAGCCAAAAAGTATATC